GGGTCTTGGGTTTGATCCTCGCTGGGCAGGTAATCGGCGGGCGGCAGGATCTTGGGTCGCCCATTCTTTTTTCGAACCTTGAGCGGCACGAAGATCTGGATCGTATCGGGCGCGGGCATTATTCTGCGGCCTCGAGTGTGCGCGGGGCCATCATTTCGCGCATGACACCTGCGATGCCGTCGGTGCGCAGGTCGATAATGAGCCCTTCGGCGGTCACTGTGACGCGCCGGACTAGTAGCTGAATGATACGGGCTTGTTCTGCAGGAAACAGCTGTTCCCAAAGCTGCGGAAACTGCTGCAAGGCTGCAATGGCATCTGCCTCGGGAATGTCATCCCTGTCCAACTTTGCAATAACCTGTGCCGTGGTTTCTGGCGTGCGAAGGACGCGGCGGATCTCGGTGATGACAGCACCCTCGGCTGTGTCCGCTGGCAGGCGTCGAGGGATGCCGTCATCGGGCGTCTCGCGGTTTTTCAGAAGATCCATCGATACGTAATACCGATACCGGCGGGTGCCCTTCTTGGTGCTGGACGGCGTCATAGCCGCACCGGTGGCGGTGAAGAGAAGCCCCTTCAGTAACGCCGGTGTTTGGCTCCGGCTGTTGTTGGCCCGCTTGCGGGGACTTTCGCCCATGATGTCATGGACCTGCACCCAGAGCCGGGCGTCGATGATAGCGTCATGCTCGCCGGGATAGGCTTGGCCTTTGTGCACGGCCTCCCCGCGGTACACGCGGTTGTTGAGCAGTCGGTATAGATAGCCCTTGTCTATCAACTTGCCCTTTTTGTTGAGGGTCCCTTCGCCGCGCAGTTCTCGCGCCAAAACAGTTGCCGAGCCAACCTCAACAAAGCGAGTGAAGATTTCACCAACCTTGGCGGCTTCCTCGGTGTTGACCACCAGTTTACGGTCGCGCACGTCATAACCGAGGGGTACGTTGCCGCCCATCCACATGCCCTTCATGCGCGACGCTTTGACCTTGTCGCGGATGCGCTCGGCTGTCACTTCGCGCTCGAACTGGGCGAAGCTAAGCAGGATGTTCAGCGTCAACCGCCCCATTGACGTGGTTGTGTTGAACGACTGCGTGACAGAGACAAAGGTGACGCCATTGCGGTCAAACACCTCAACCAGCTTGGAAAAATCCATCAACGCCCGCGACAGGCGGTCGATCTTGTAAACGACAACCACGTCGACCAAGCCGTCCTCAATATCGGCCAGAAGTTGTTGCAGGGCAGGGCGCTCGAGGGTGCCGCCCGAGATGCCGCCATCATCATACTGGTCACGCACCAGCGCCCAGCCTTCCGACTTCTGACTGGCGATATAGGCCTCGCAGGCTTCCCGCTGCGCATGGAGCGAGTTGAACTCCTGCTCGAGCCCTTCCTCGCTGGATTTGCGCGTGTAAATGGCGCAGCGCAAACGGCGGGGTGGTTTTGTGGTTGCATCCATTACGTTTCACCCCGCTTCCGCTCACGGAGGCCAAAAAAGCGGTATCCGTTCCATTGTGTGCCCGTGATGGCGCGCGCCACTGCTGAAAGTGACTTGTAACGGCGGCCATCCCATTCGAACCCTTCCTTCAGAACGGTGACGGTGTGGGCGATACCATCCCATTCGCGGATCAACTTCGTGCCAACCACTGGATTGCGGGGATCCGCAATCTGCGCCTTGCGCGTCAGCGTCCCCTCGACCTCGTCGGCCAGAAGGTCCAGCAGGCGGCGCGTCTGCTTGTCAGGGCCCCCGTAGGTCAGCTCTTGAATGCGGTAAGCTAAGCGGCCTTCCAGAAAGCCGCGGCTGTTGTTTGGGGCGGGCGCGTCAAAGAGCACCTGCCATTCTGCTTTCAGGTCATTGACCGACATTGCCTTCAGCGCAGCCAGGCGCGCCAGGATGGGGTCGTGTGTTGTCATGCGGATCTCCTCTGAGCTGGACCCGCAGTACCGCTCTGTTCTGGCTGGAAGTGTAGCGAACTATCTCTACTTTCGGCGAACGTGTCGTGGTGATCGCGCTGCACCAGGCGCACCACAGCTGTCGCGAGCAGACCGTTCAGCTCGGTGCGCCGCTCATGCGCCGTCATGCGGTCGGGGTGGAGTGCGTTGGGACGTTTCATGGGATTGCTCAGGTTGTTCTCTCACCCAGCTTCTACTCACGCCCTTCGAAAACTGTCTCACGCCAAACGTGATGATTGACCTGTGACGGTGAGAACATATGATGAACACTATTTACCCCGACAGAAAGGAGTCGCCATGGCTGGCAACCTGAAGAAATTCGTGAATCCACGTTTCTTGAAGACCATCGATCCAAAACTGATGCGCCTGCTTTTTGAGCGCCACTTCACCGGCGGAACGACCCTGATCGACTTCGAGGACGAGGGTGCAGATCTGCGCAGCCTGCTGGCAGAGTATTTCGACCAACCGGTGAATGATTGGTCAGAGGGCCTTGTGGCTGACCTGCACCGCATTGCGGAACTGGGCACGTCGCATGGTTTGGACACAATCTTGTCTGCGGCGCGGCGACAAAAGATCAAACTGTTCAACGAAACGGATACAGATCAGACCGGTGATGCGCCCACCGCGCATGATCCGAAACACGTCGCACTTCATGTTTACCTTCACCATCATGAGCTTTTCGAAGTTGCCGCCGATCAAATGGCGCTGCGTGCGGCGACGGCGATGGCAGAGTTTCGGGGCCCGGAACGGGACGTGCCGTCGGATTTTACCGAAGAGATCGGCGCTGCATTTGAGGCGGCTGCTGCCGCGCTGTTCACGCAGGATCTGCAGGGTGGGTATTGCCGCCTTGCCCCTTATGAAGAAGATGACGAGTTCAACCTGGTTTTAAGCCATGGCGCGCCGGTCAAAACCACACCCGTGGTGGCGGGCGACCGCGAAGAAATCATCACGGTGCGCGCAGTCAAATACGCTGCCCTGCGCTATGACCCTACGGAGGGGCGGTTGCTTATCGGGGGCGTGCTGAAATCCCAGCAGGTCGAATTGGCGGACCTCTTTGCCATCTATGTCCTCGGGCGCCCGGGCTTCTTCGCTGGCGACCATGCGCGCGACCTCTACACGCTGGACCCGATTTCGGCGGCGGGGCCGGATTTTACCTTCGAGCATCGCCATGACGAGACGATCCACAGCGTGACGATCGTGTCAGCCGCAGCCGATCTCTTCGAATGGGACGAGGATGCGCAAGCCTCGCGGCATCTGCGCAGCTGGGTGACCAAGGATATCAACGGCGCGCTGCGCAACTTTGTCACCAGCGAAGTGGATTTTCGGCAAGGCTGGCGGCTTAGCGAGATCACGTTTCGGGTGTTTCTCCATGTGGGCAAGAAGAAGCCGGCGCAGTCCACGGTGCGCCTGAAACCTCCTGGAACGTTGGCCTTCCGCCGCACGCGGTTCGAGAAATCGATCCACATGCTGATTGCCCGCAATGGACTGGAGAAAGACCATGATTCTGATCTGGTTGTGGAAGCGGCTGAATAAGACGGGCGCGCGCCCCGAGGTCTCGGGCCGACTGCTACGCCGTTTCTCCGAGGCGGAGATAGCGAAGCTGCTGCGGGCGCGCATTCTGATCGAGGACCGCAAGATTGACAGCTGGGGCATCTGCGCGCATTGCGATTGCGGCTATGACGCGCGGCTAATCCAAGAAATCGATGGCAAGCTCATCGCCTGCTGCCCGCTTGACCCCAGCCAAGATGTGATCCTAGAGCCGAATGACCTGATGCGATACCGGATCGATGCAGAGCAATTGATCGCAGCCATTGCGGCGGCGGGCAAGTTGACGGGAACGCCCACCACGATCTCTGCCGGGCTCTGGTCCATGGGCAAGTCGGCGACAGGCCGCAGCATCTTTCTGTGCCGATCGCCTCGTGACGTGTTTGCGCCCGGCATCTCGATACTTCTGAAATCAATGGCCGGTGGCACGCCGCCGATCGTGGTGTTTGATGACATCGACCAAGCCAGCAGCATTCGCCTGCGCGACATGGAAGTCGACGTTCACGAAATCACCGAGATTCTCCGCACGGATGAGGACGGCGGTGAAGCGATTTCCTTCGATGCCTTGCTGCCGCCGCGCAACCGGATTCGTCTGGTCGTCCATCGTAGTCGCCAAGCTGTGACGCTGGATGGGCAGGTCCTGGATTTGCCGTCGCAGATGCTCGCCCTGGTGCGTTTGTTCGCCGAGCACGCAGTGGGCCCTGACCCAAGGCTGAAAAAACAGGAAATCGAGATCAACACGGGCCGTGAAGCCAAAGAGATCATTCGAGATATGCGCAACGCGCTGATTGGCTGTGGGCTGACGCGTGTGCAAGTCGACGAATTATTCGTTTCGGTTCGGGGCATTGGCTATCGCTTGGCGTTGAGCCGCGAAGAGATCGAAATCGCGGGCTGAGCCCGCGACACACTTTTCTCACACCAAACACACACCACAAACACACCAACGGAAGGCCGGGGTCGGCGAAGTTCGGAGCAAGAGAAATCAAGCTTCGAGGACCCCAGCCATGCCCCCCAAATTATCCACCGCTGACATTGCCACACTGATCGACGAGGCCAATCGCGCCGCGCGTCGTCTGCACCGCAAATTGCATCTGCCACATGCTGATCTCGAGGACCTGTCCCAAGATCTGCTGCTGGATCTCATCTGCCGCTTGCCCGGGTATGATGCCCGCCGCGGCGGCATCGGCGCCTTCGCCAATATCGTCCTGCGCAACCAGTCGTCGCGGATCGCAATGCGGATCCAGCGTCAGCGCCGCGAGCAAGGCGGATGGATGTTTTCGCTCGACGCCCCGATGGTCGGCAGCCGCGAGCCCCTGAAAAACCTTCTGCTTGAAGAGGATGGCCTGGCCAGCTGGTACGGTCAGCGCCCTTTCGACATCGACATGCAGCATGCAAGGCTCGCGACGAACTGCGCGCTGGCCCGCCTGCGCGACGATGACCGTCAACTCTGTCGCGCACTGTCCCGGCTCACTGTGTCTGATCTGGTCGCATATGGGGACCTCAAGCGCGCCACCCTCTATCGCCGGATCTCCGCCCTTCGCCCGGTACTTACCGCTTTCGGTCTAGGCCCGTGCTGGGACGGTTTTGAGATCGCGTGAGTAGAAGCAAGTCGAGGAGGCCAGCAACATGACCACAGCAACCATCACTACGATCCGGCCGAAGGGTCCGCTCACGGAAATCCAGTTCTGCGCCTGGGTGGCGCAGGCCATGCCCGGTGACCGTCTGGAATATCATCGCGGGTTTCTGGTGCTCGATACCTTCCACGGGCTTTCCAAGCTTGGGGACAACGAGCGCAACGAACTGCGCCTGTTGGGAACACGGGCGTTTTGGACAGAGGCCCAAGGCTTGGTCCTACTCGTCCAGGAACGCCTCGGTCCAGACCTGTTTTCTTATCTCGCAGTCGCGCGCCCCAAGACGCGCAGCTCAGCCGATGCCGTCACGCAACTGGCCGCCACCGCCGCCTGACCCACCCCCCCCCAAAAAAGGAACCCCCATGACTTAT